CTACACCTCCGAGCGTTTTAATGTCGCCAATGACAATTAAAATCAACGATGAGAGTTATCCTGCCGCTACATTTTACCTTGTATGTGAAGCAACAGATATTACTGAAAACGGCTTTAAAGTCAACAACTACTTGCGATTAGACGAAGGCTCATATGGTGTAAATAACGATGAACGTACAGATAATACTAGCATTTACAATGTGCTGAAAATGGAACAGTATTGGTATGGACACTATAGTTACTCTTATGATTTTAAAGTATCGAGCGACGTAATGGACGTAACATTCCCGGAAACTGCTAATTATATTGAGCTAAGTTTAGTTTTAGATATAAAAAATCCGTTAGCGCATTATGAGCACGGAAATGAAGATAACGGAAGTTCCGGCGGATATGTAAATGGCAGTGTTAATATTGATTATCCGAATGCAAATCGTGGGTACACAAGCTATGACAACTCAAAAAGAACGATTACGGCACAACTTTATATCGGAGAAACCAAACTATCAGAAGCAACATTTACTGTCACGAGTTCCTTGCCAAGCGAAAAAAAGAATTTTGTGTTGTCTGGTAGATTTGAAACTGGACAGACGAGAGCTTTTATAAGAATTATATGGAATATGAAACTGAACACTGGCGAACATGGCTCGTGGGAAACTTTATATAACGGCAGAAATGATATAGCTAGAGCTTGCTGCGCTGTAAGCGTCACAAAAGCTTACCACAAGTATTCTGCTGCTACATCAAAAATAGCTAGAGGATATGCAATGTTCCTTGTAACCGACGGCAGTACCAACACCTACACGGCGGAAGTAACTGTACAAGTCCTGATTAACTATGACGGAAAGCCGTTGACAGCAACGACAATAACAGTTGACGGCGTTGAGCATACTACCAACTTAAACGGAATAATCGAAATGAGCGGCAACGGCTCAAAAGAGCACATATTCGCTTATGGCACTGCTCCGACTACCAAAGCGGTAGTCAACTATACTGACGGTGTTGTAACTACGATTGAGATTCAACCCGCCAGCATTACTTGCTATCTGCGCATATTGTATGACGGCAAATCGGTGGCAAACGATACAGTTACAGTCAACGGTGAAACTAAAACTACGGACGCTGACGGCAAAATCGAAATTGGCGGCGTTGATAAGCATACAGGCGATTATGTTGTAGCTTATGGCAATGACAGCACTAAAGTAACTGTAACCTATGTTGCTAACGGCGTAACCAATGTAGCATTGTATAGCATCGTCGAGGGCAGCAAGGTGTTTACCACTGAAGACAACGGCACGGAAACATTTGCTGTTCCTGCTGGCATCACTAAATTACTGCTCACAGCAACAGTGAATAATGCTGACGTTCCCCCGGGAGAAGAAGTACAGTACAGTTGCAGTGTAACCAATACTGCTAACAATACAGTATGGGGATATGGCGAGGCGTACAGTTTCATAGAAGATGACGGCGAAACCGAACACACCGATATGCGTAGCGTTGTAGAAGTAACTCCGCGCAAAGAGTACACGCTGAAATTCGTAGGTGCTACAATCAACGATACTGTTGACGGCATCAAATTTGAGTGGAGCAAAACAATAAACGCTATGACTGCAAACATTGTCGATAAATAAGCGAGGTGAAACAATGCAGATAGAATTTGAAATTGACGGTATGCGGCTGACAAGAACATCAGACGCATACGTAACAGAGGGTAGCAAGAACTTCGTACAGTTGCTGTTCACGTTCTCCGATGATTGGGACGGCATCGACAAATATGCACTGTTCGCTAGGGACAACAAAACCTATGAGGTTGCTATCGTAGACGGCAAGTGCATCGTTCCCTACGAATGTGCGAGAACATCGGGACAGTTTCAGCTTACAGTAGTAGGCAAGGCAAACGCAGGAGATGTTATTGCAACAACGAGTGACAAGGCGGTGCGGGTCAGTAGCAACGAGTTTGAAGAAAACCCAACAGGCTCAGAAACAAGGCTGACTAATACATTTCTTGTCGATACGTTGGCAAGCGTAAAGGATTACGCCGACAAGGCGAAAGAGTACGCAGACAAGGCGGCAAGCGCAGAAATTGAGATTGACAAGGCTGTTGAGAGCGCACAGAACGCCGCCATAAGTGAGAAAGCCGCCAAAGGGTACGCTGATAAGGCTAAGGAGTATAGCGAGTCTGTGAACGTCTTTATCCCGTCCGTAGATGCTGACGGTGTAATGACATGGACGAACAAAGCAGGTCTTGCTAATCCCGCTCCGGTAAACGTAAAAGGTGAGCGCGGCGAAAAGGGCGAGCGTGGCGAGCAAGGCTTACAGGGCGCAACAGGCGCTAAGGGTGAGCGTGGCGAGCAAGGGCCACAAGGTTTGCAAGGCTTGCGTGGTGAGCAAGGCCCTAAAGGTGACACAGGTTTACAAGGCCCACAAGGCGAACGCGGTCTGCGTGGCTTGCAAGGCCCACAGGGAGCGACAGGCCCGCAAGGCGAGAGAGGCCCACAGGGAGCGACAGGCCCGCAAGGCCCGAAGGGTGACAAAGGCGAACAAGGCACAGGCGTTACCATTAAGGGCAGATATGATTCGTTGTCCGCTTTAATTGCTGCACATCCTAAGGGAAACGAGGGTGACGCTTATATGGTAGGCGTTAACCTCTATGCGTGGTCTGGCACAGAATGGATTGACTGCGGCAACATTCAAGGCCCTAAAGGTGATAAAGGTGCAACAGGTGCAGCAGGTACGGCAGCTACAATTAAAGTAGGTACTGTTACCACTGGTGCGGCAGGAACAGCGGCAACAGTTACCAACAGCGGTACTGCATCGGCGGCGGTGCTTAATTTTACTATTCCGCAAGGTGCGAAAGGCGAGAAGGGTGAACAGGGTAGCGGCGCAACAGGTAATTACCTGCCGTTAACGGGCGGCACAGTCACTGGCGGCATCACAGCGACTAATTTCCAGACAGGCACAGGGGCAACGAATTATTTCCAATGTCGCAAATTCCGTGGAGAGGGCGATGCTAATTCATATTACCATGCTATAGACTTTGGATATTCGGGTCATGATTCTGTAGATTTTTATGAATATGACCCCAGCTGGAACTTTTATAAATGCCTAACAGGCACAAAGTCTGGAGCAGTCCTAGTCGGCAACATCAACGGCAACGGCTGGAACGGCGGGGCGCGTCTGAGTGGTACGCCGACCGCACCTACTGCGGCTACCGGAACAAACACTACTCAGATAGCGACAACGGAGTTTGTACAGTCAGCTATTCCTACAGACGTATCATCATTTACTAATGACGCGGGTTATATTAAAAGCGTAAATAATACCAAGCCCGATTCTAATGGCAACGTAACTATCACTGTTAGCGGAGGCGGTGGGGTAAGTACGTCGGAATCTAACACTTGGACGGGAAAACAAACCTTCCAAAAAATGAAATTTAACTTTGAAAGTTATAATGCACCTCGCATTAGCGGTGCTACTGATAATCCGTCCTCATCTGTGGCAGTATATAACGTACAAGGTAACTTCACGCTGGATATGTCGACGTTAGCAGGGCTGTTAAGCAATGGCGATGCTACCGTATTTACTGCCTACATTACTGCGAATGGCTCTTACACTCTGAGCATCACTAATGCAGGTACTTTAAAATATGCTGGAAGCGCAACTGATTTAGCAATAACTGCTAACGGATTACTGTTAAATATTATGTTAATCAAAAGTAGCAGCGGTGTCTTGTCAAGTGTTGCACAGGCAAGTACATTGTCGTGAGGTGATTAAATGGGACTTAATAGATTGATGCTAGTAAAGAAAACTGCTGTCAGCGGTGGGGATAATGTATTTATTATGACTATGGGACAGCAGAGCGGCCAATATGGCTACAGTCGCAACAATGGCAACTATGGTGAGGTTACAGGTGATGTTACACATGACGGTAGAGCAGTAACATTGGTAATGTTATCTTATTACGGCGGTTGGCTTGACGTTGCATTTAAGGAAGAAGGGGTCACGAGTGGCAGTCGCAATATTAACCTTAACATCACTCCCATAGAAACAGGTGTTACTGTGCCTCTTGCAGTTGGTGCAATGTCATATCAAGGTGATTTAGTAGGATTTTATACCTTTCTGCAACGTGTGCCGTCAAATATATCAAGCATGTTTACTGCCACCAACGTCGGTAAGAAATTTAA